GGTGTTACCACTAAAAGATAAAGTCACACTTGTATTGTTTACTCTTTTATCGCCTTCAAGATAATTTGTACTGTATGTACCTGTATTTGTAAGTGCATCAGGATCAGCAAACTTAAAATGATTTGTTGTGCCTTTAAGTTCTAATAAAAATGATTGCCAATTTTTAGCAACTGCTCTTTTCATAGGTGGCAACGTAACCTCAGCTACCCAATAGACACCATCAAATTCTTGAGTTTTGGTTTGACCAGTAAAAGGTGAAACGGTTGTACCGATTGTTCTAACCAAACGAAAACTACTTCTAGTGAAGTTAGGTGTTGTTGGCATTGTAATTATCTTAGCCACGTCTTAATCCTCTTGCGTATGCACCACCTCTCATTGCTGATTCTAATACTGCACCTTTTGTTACATCAGCTATTTGAGGTAGCATCTTAGTCACTTCTGCTCTTACAGTAGGTACAACACCTGTAGCAAAATTTAATGATTGATTTACAACTATAGGTTGACCACCGCCTAAAGCATTTTGTGTATTCATGTTATTCATTACGACACCACTACTATCAGGTATAAATAACTCTGCACCACGTTCACCAACAAGAGTAGGTTTGCCTGCTTGTATCCTACCACCACCTGCTAACTTACCTTTAGTTATTTCGCCTGAGTTAATATCCAAAGTACTAAATGTGCCTTGCCCAAATATACTATTTAATATTGTATTAACTACAGTAAGTTGTAAGAAAGTAGCCACAATCTGACTGACCATATTCTGTGCAAAGTTTTTAAATGAGTTAAGAGCATTTTCCCCTTCCATTAAGGCATTAACAAAGTCTGTTGTAAAAGCTAATGATTGATTTTGTACTGCTTGTTTTAGTTCATCATTAAAAGTTTCTGCTACTTCACCTGCAGCTTCTTTTATTTCACGTAATGCAACACCTAAAGCAGGAGCATCTTCTATGCCTAATTTCATAAAAGTTTTTTTGTTATCTTCAAATATTCTATTTAGATTCTCGCCTGCAAATGCTAAAAGATCAGTGTCACCTTCTAGTTTTTGAATTTCTGATTGTAAAAGTGATGATGCTCTTGCAAGTTTACCTTTAATCATTAATGACTCTGTATCAACATCAGTACCATCTCTGAAGGCTTGCATTCTTTTTACTTCTTCTCTGCCAAGCCTTCTTAATTCAGTGTTTACATTTGCTAGTTGTAAAGCATAATTATCTGCATCAAGTGCTGCTTGCGCCCTTGTATTGGAATCTAGTTCAGTTACTTGAGTTAATCCTCTTTGATGTCTTTCTAATCTCTCTAATTCCTCTCTTCTTGCTTGTAATGCAGGAATATCCTCGTGGATGTTACCTGTTAGTGCAATTCCAACACCTATACCCCTTGATGCTTTAATACTAGCTTCAACACCTGCAGCAAACCTTGTAACATTGTCTGCCATATCTTTTAGGGTTTGGTCTAAACCACCCTCATATATTGTGTTGGCTAATTGTTTTAAGGCTATAGTCATGTTTGATGCTTTTGTGGACAAGTTGTCCATCTTGCTTTCCATAGCACCACCAAACTTTCTATCTAGCCCTTCTATAAGGGCATCGGTGATTAGTTTTGCACCTTCTGCAGTTGCACCAAAATCTGCTATTTCGTTTTTAGTAAGACCTAATTCATCATTGAGAATACCAAGTACATCAATACCTCTGTCCATTATCATGTTTAGTTCTTCAAGACCTAAACCACCTGATGCAGACCTCTGTACAGTTCTAACTAAGGCTTCAAATACACCAAGCTGATCTGTTGATGTAGATGCAGTATCAGCAAATACTTGTAACATTCTATTACTTGGCTCAATACCTGCTGATTTAAGAGCAATAAATGCTTTTGTAGCTGTTTCTATTTGAAATGGAGTTTTCTGTGCAAATTCAAAGACTCTTGACATAGCCTTATCACCTGCTTCTATTGAACCAAATACTGTGTTTAATGAGTCAGATAAATCTTCAAAGACAACACCTATTTGTGCAATTTTTGAGACTACAAGACCAGTAGTAACCAAAGCAGCACCAAGAGCAACTGCACCTTTAGTTGCTTTGCTCATGTTACCTGCTAGACCACCTGCACCTGCACCAAAAGCTGCTGAACCTGCAGTACCAGTGGCTCTTACTTTACCTTTTATTTGATCAAGTTCTTTTTGCAGTTGTTTTGTATCTGCCTTGATCTGAATTATTAGTTCATCAATAGGTTTAGCCATTAGTCAGGATATAACTCCATAAGATCGTCTAGTTCATCCCTAGACATGGGTTTTTCGGTTTGTGATGTATGAAATTCGGTAAAGCCTTCTACAGCAGCGTATAACTCACGTGGTGCAAGATTCCAAAAATCTCTTGGTGACATAAACATCATTCCCAAGCAGATTTCCATATATCTTCTCCAATCTATCTCTGTTACGCTACTGCTTCTTCCTTTCCCTCAGATTCTTCCTTTGGGTCACTTAGTGAACTGCTAATAAGATTTGCTACGACAGCACTGACAGCAACAATCCCATTATCTTCAATAAGTTTAAATACTTTTTTGTTATCAAAGTCATTACCACCACCCCTAAGTGCATACCTTAGAACAGTAGCAAGTTCTGTGATCCTAATATCAGCTTGACTCATTTTTTGAGCCAACTGTATTATTCCTACCCCTATCTCGCTTTCTATTTTGACAAGCGAATCAATGTTTAAGCGACAATTAAAAGTGTCGTCACCTAAGGTGACTTCAACTTCCCCTTTCATTGGATTTGCCATCTGACTTTACCTCTTTTTTTGGACTTGCCATTGCAAGTTTGATTTTTAATCTATCATCTCTTTCGTCTACCTCAAAAGATGACACCTTGTAGGGTTTACCATCAATATTGATGCTATCGCCTAGTTCAACGACATTCGGCATCTCTAAATCTGTACCGTTCATGTCAGCTTCAACTTTTTTCTTACCGACATTTACGTTGACTTTACTCCAAGCCATTAGACTGTAGCGAATGTAATAGCACCTGATGATTCAAGTGATACAGAATAGGTAACTTCTCCATTGAATTCACCTGCATACTCTAATGAAGCACACATAAAAGCACCTGTATAAGTACCAAAATCAGGAATTATGAGTTGAAAGTTTGTAAAACTTGCTGCGTTCATAGTTCCTTTGAGTGTGGTTTCACTAGCTGCATCAGTGAATACACCACTGCCTGAAATAGACATTGAGTGAATACCACCATCTGCAAGTAGTTCTCTATTACCTGATGAATCTTTGTTGGTTACGTCAACAGCTTCATCATTCAAAGTAATTGAAGTTGATCTTAGTCCACCTATAGTTGTAAAACTTTCAGGCGAACCCCCATTTCCGACTTTGAGCAAGAGTGATGCTCCTTTTTGTGCTGCCATATTAATCTCCTATGTTTAGCTAGTACCTAATATAATTGCACGAAATCGCATGACTCCATGTCTTGTTACCCCATCTGGGTCTATCATTATATCACTGAACTCAAATCTAAGGTTTATAAGATTAAATCCAGTAACACTTAAACTAACATCATGCAATAAAGTATGGATTCTGTCCATAATATTCTTGGTTTCCTTACTGCCTTTATACTGTGACCATACATGTATATTTACTGTTGTTTCGCCACCATCTAGGTCTTTTGTGCTGTAATCTATTGTTGTTTCTTCACCAACGACAACTAGAGGGTAAGTATCTGCTAGTAGTGGTTCATCAACAACTGTCGCACCATTAGTGCTTGTTAATGTGT